CGTATGTCGCTGCTGTGGAGGCAGCCGATGGACAGGAGTTGGAATTTGGTGTAGCCAAGGCGATCAATGATTTTGTCCTTGGCTGCAAGAATGATGGTATCTGGGATGCGATTAAGGCGTGTTGCATCCTGGCTGGGGCTAGGACGTTAGACGGGGCGTTGGTTCCGCTGGTTGGAACTGCGCCTACGAACTACAACTTTGTCTCTGGGGATTATGACCGAGAGACAGGGTTGAAAGGAGATGGGAGTACGAAGTATTTGGATAGCAACAGGAATAATAATGCTGATCCGCAGGATAACTTTCACGCCTCGGTTTATGCCACTTCTGCCGCAAGTGTGACTAGCGTTTACCTAGGGGCAGGGCCTACTACGCTCGAAACTGGTACAACTAACTTTGGCAGAGATGGCGCAATTGTCTTTTCGAGAGCAAGAAACTCTGCATCAGCGACTGGCATAACTCAATCTGCATTGTTGCTTGTGGGAGTTTCCAGGAATTCATCAAGCACTTTTACTCTGAGAGTCAATAATACAAGTTATGCAAGGGGGCTTAGCTCACAGACTCCATACAATGGGAATATCTCAATTTTTGCAAGCTCTGGCGCTTTCCCTACCAACGCCCGCCTCGCCTTCTACTCCATCGGCGAATCCCTAGACCTTGACGCCCTTGACACCCGCGTGTCAGCTCTAATCACCGCTATCGGAGCAGCTATACCATGACCTACACACAAGTTTCCAACACTACGACTGCTGGGGAGGTGATGTCATGAGCATTTATGTGCCGGGGAAGGTGACGTTGGCGCAGGATTACACAGAGGGTGATCGTTACTTCAGTAATGTTTCTTTATTGCTGCATGGTGATGGCACCAACGGCAGCACCACCATCGTGGATAATAGCCCGAGCCCGAAGACGGTGACGGCATTTGGTGATGCCCAGATTAGTACTGCTCAAAGTAAGTTTGGTGGGGCGAGCATTGCGTTTGATGGGTCGGGTGACTACCTAACCACACCTATTAGCGATCAATACACTTTAGGCGGAACGGGTGACTTTACTGTAGAACTCTGGATTTTTCCAAATGGCTCACAGACGAGCAATGCAGGTATCTTGGGAACCATAGCCAACTGGAGCACGGACTACTTAAATCAGTTTCAGTTGGTCATGAGTAGTTCAACCATTTCATGGCTTAGATCAACTGGATTCACAGCAATTAGCACTTCTATATCGTTAAATGTGTGGAGTCATATAGCAGTATGCAGGGCTGGATCAACCATTAGTTTCTATCTTAATGGTACCTCTGTCGGAACGCAAACCTCAGACCAAGACTACTCGGCTGTTAGAGGACTTTTCTTGGGGCTTTCTGGCTTGCCGGCATCTGGAACCACTCGTTTCTTTAAGGGTTGGTTCGAGGAGGTGAGAATCACCAAGGGCGTCGCCCGCTACACCGCCAACTTCACCCCACCAACCGCTCCCTTCGCAGACGCCCAGTATTGACATGACCTACACAAACCACGACCTATTAGTCACTGCCCCTACTGTTGATCTGGAGGTGTTGCGATGAGCTGGATTATTACGGGAGCACAACCATTCCCTGCTGTCATTGGTGAACCCTTTGGTGGCGGGTATTTTGCTGGTTATATCAGCCACACGCAGGACGGCAACCCTACTCATGCGTTGATTGTTGCGCCCAGGGAGTCCGGCGCTACTGGGACTGGGTATCCAGCCACCAGCACTCTGCAGTGGAAAACATCAAGAACGCAAACCGCAGGCGCGTTTACAACTTTTGACGGAAGACTTAATACTGATCTGATAGTGGCCGCTGGTATAAACGACCACCCTGCAGCCAAATACTGCATTGAACTGAATATCGGCGGATTTGACGATTGGTATTTGCCGTCCCAAGACGAGTTAGGCATTGCCTACTTTAATTTTAAGCCAAACACAGTAAACAATGCGACCAACTCAGGAGCCAATCCGTATGCCGTTCCGCCTCGCGCCGACAATTACACACAAACACTTCCATCACAAACGCAAATAGCGCTATTTTCCACAGGCGGCCCCCAAGCGTTTACAACCGAAATACATTGGTCGTCTGGGCAGCCAGCGACTGTTACCAATGCATTTGATACATCATTTAACTCGGGAATGGTGGCTCAGCGATTCAAAGACGGTGCCTATTCGGTTCGCGCCTTCCGCCGCATAGCTCTCTAAGCCCTCGTAGTGTCCCCGACTACTCTCGCTCTGGCAGCAAGATCACCTAGTGCGAGCCGATAAATAGGAAGGCCATCGCCGCTGGGGAGCGATGTAGGTTCGACTCCCGCCTAGTTGCTTACATATTGGCACTTATATTGTCAACTTCAATACTTCAGACCCGCTGCAGCGCAACGGGTCTAGACGTCTCACTTCCTTCCGAAGTCCGGCCCGGGGTCGCGCCCCGTCGTCAGTACTGCCACCGCCCTTGCGTAGAACGGGCTGCTCGTCTTGCCCGCCCGCTCCAACGCCTCCTTGACCTCCGCCCAGTTCCCCCGAGTGCGGTCGTCCATCAGTAGAGCCACTCAGCCGCCGGCCTAGCCCCAGCACCGGGCACGAAGCCTCCGCCTCCGCGGGTGTCCAAATGCACGAAACCACGCGTCCGCCCATCACCCAGACCCCCAGTCCACCGAGTCCGAATCCACTGGTAGAAGCTCTCCAAGCTCCGATCCACCGGGTACACATCAAACGCCTCCCCGAGTACGTGCCTCGACCCCGGCACGCCGCCCACCTGGCGATTGATCGGCTCTGGCCGGTAGAAACTTGTCACGCCTAACGGCCGGCCCCACGCTTCGCGCACCCGCTGGAACTCCGCCGCGGTCCGCAGCAGCCGAGTCCGCGCCGAAGCCGCCGGCCCCGGAATCCTCCGCTTGTCCCACTGCAGGATCTCGCCAACCGTCAGAGTCGGCGTCACCAAGCTGTTGAAGTCGCTCCAGTCGACCTCAGGGCGCATGGGTTCCCCTGAGTCCACCACCTTCCGCCAGTGCGGCTCGAACAGGAACCACGTCCCGGCTCCCGAGGCCAACTCCACCTGTGCGTGTCCGTCTGCCGCGCACTCGGTGTATGCAACCACTGCATAGTCCCGCCCCTTCGGGCAGCTCACTTTCTCCTTCCCCCCGAGCTCGGCTGATTGCACCGGCCGCTTCTTCAGCCAGGTGTCCTGAGTGGCCTCGACCCGGTACAGGATCGGCTTCGGCGACGCCTTCACCACCGGCTTGGCGGGCTCGCTCTGCGGCGCATGCTCCCCGAGCAGCTTCAGCAGCTTCGCCACATAGGCAGGATCCGTGGCGTAGCCCTGCTTGATCAGCTCTTTGGCCGCAGCCTCCAGCGTCGGCGCTCTATCGACACCCTCGTACTGATCCCAATCCTTGTACCAGCGGGTGACGAGGTATTTCACACACGCCCCGAGATCGGGAAACTCGAGGAACTCGTCCGTGATCGTCACCCACTTGCCATTGACGAACTCTTTGGTCTTGTGCCCTTTACCCGGCCCCTTCAGACCGAAGTAGTTCTGCCCCGGCGCGTGTTTCCCAAACCCGCTCTCTAGAGCCCACTGCGCCGCCACCAGCGACACATGCTTCGCCCCCGCATCCTTGGCCGCCTGCTCAACGCCCTCCCAGGTATTGGGGTACGTCTTCACCTTCGAGCCGGCCATGCGCAAACCGCGTATGAACCAGGCTACTAAGCCAGAGTTAAGCCAGAGATCGTTTCGCTGAGCTCACAAACCCTTTCGCCGGAAAGCTTATTGGCGGCACAGTTGCACTTTGGGGTAGTGGGGGTCGTGGGTTCAAATCCCGCCGCTCCGATTCAGTTCTACCGGTAAAACCCAGTCCCTGAGCCGCTTCTCCCCCGAGAGCGGCTTTTTTATTGCCGTCTTCTAGTCAGGCTTGGTTAGACACAGTGAGTAGGTTTTAAGCCAGACCTAAGCCAGGAAATGCCCGAGCTCGAAGCGGCCAACGCCCGCCTCAAAGCGGGGAAGCTCCGGTGCTCTATCCAACTGCGCGGGCGGGTCTACACGCTGGTGGCGACCCTGCCCACCCGAGACGGCCTTGGGCGCAAGCAGCAACGCATCCCCCTCCCCGAAGCCGACCTCTTCGAGGCTGAGCGCCGCGCGGTGGTCCTGGGGGAGCAACTCCGAAGTGACAACTTCACCTGGGAAGCTTGGGACACCCCACAAGCCCCCGCCACCATCACCGTGGCCGACTTCATCAAGGCCGCCCAAGCCCTGCACGCCTCCAAGTACCACAAGGACCCCGAGCGCGGCAACAACGCCTGGTCCAAAAAGTGGGCCCCCGCGCTGCGCAAACTCCCGCCCTCGGGGGTCATCACCGAGGCCGTCCTGCTGCGCACCATCCGCAAGCTCCCCGCCGGCAGCGCCGCCCGCCGCGACCAGGGCAACCTTTTAAGCCAAGTGGCCAAGTCCCTTGGCTTAGAAACCGCCACGCTCCTCGAAGCCTGCCGCGGCTACGGCGTCGACAAGCTCACCGAGCGCGATATCCCTGCAGATGCGGAGATCGAGGCCGCGCTACGCCGCATCGCTCTGCCGCACTGGCGCTGGACCTTCGGCATGTGCGCCGCCTATGGCCTCCGCCCCCACGAGTGCGCAGCCCTCACCTGGCTCGAGGACAACTGGATCGAGGTCCACGACAAGACAAAAACCGGCGCCCGCCGCGTGACGCCCTGCCCGAGTGCGTGGATCGAGAGCTTCGCGCTGCGCGAGCTCCCTCGCCCCACCCAATCCGCCTCCACCTTGACCAAAGCCTTCAACGACGCCCTCGACCGCGACGGCGTGACCATCAAGCCCTACAACCTGCGCCACGCATTCGCCCTTCGCCTGCTCGACAAGGGCGTCTCTGCCGACCTCGGGGCAAGACTCATGGGACACAGCCTGCAAGTCCACCAGTCCACCTATCAACGCTGGATCGACGCCGACCGGATCCAGAAAGCAATGCAGGGCGTTCAGCTTTAGGACACAGATGCCGTCCAACCGGGTTAGGATGGGTTCGACTGAGTCGTATTCATGGACGAGCGCTGGGAAACCTGCAACTTCAATGACCAATACGAAATAAGCAGCTTGGGCAATGTAAGGCGCAAGAACGGCAAGGTCCTAAAAGCGACTAAAACCGCTAGAGGATATTGCTATGTAAACCTAAGCAAAAAGTCGTATAGCGTCCATAAGCTCGTGGCTTACGCATTTTTACCTCCATGCCCCGGCGTACATGGATTAGGCAGAGGAAAGTACCACATAGATCATATTGACGGTGATAAGTCAAATAATCAATGCACTAATCTACAGTGGCTTCTTCACGAAGAGAATGTACGCGATGGCACACAAAGAGCATTCTGGTCCAGAGTCAACAAAAGGAGGGAGCTACAGGCGAGAAAAGCAGAGCTAGAACTCAAGTACACTGCAGCTAGCTTAGAACAAGCTAATACGGTAATTGAGCGGATAGATCTAGTCGAAAAAAGACTGACGTTACTCTTAGACATTATTAGCTTAGAGCGCAGTGAAGTAGGCGAGCTTTGGCTCGACTCCAAAGCTTTCTGCAGAGCAGTAGGCATTAAAGACAAGGCTTCATTGCACTATTACATGTCCAAGGGCGTCATCCACGGCCCCGCCATCAAAAACATCGGCACAACAAAACGGCCCCGGTACAGATTCCACCGCACCAAGGCCGTTGACCAATTCCTGAATCGGGTGTAGCCGACTAAGCGGTCACGTTGCTCCAGATCGCCTGCACCGCTTCCACCAACCAGCCCCGCTTGTAGCTCTTCACCTGGCGGGGAGCGCCGTCAACGAATTGCGTTCGCGTCGGAGGCTGACGATCAAACTCCTCGCGGTAGAGCGCGGCGACCAGACGCCCAGTCTTCTGGTAGTCAGACCGAGGCAAGGGCTGGCCTGTTACCTCGAGCCAAGCATCCGAGAGCGTCATCTCTTCATCCTCGGGAGCAGCAGTTAGCAACAACCCTCCGGCTCCGCGCGCCGTGACATTCCGCACCATGTCACCGAACTGGAGGTGGTCACGCTCGTCCATCACACCGAGTCGTTCAAGCAGACCCATCGACCGCTCGATCAGGTCAAGGGACTCTTGCGGTGAGAGGCTCGGCGGAGTGGGCCGCGCTTGGGCGGCTTGCCTGGTCTGAAGTTCCTCTAGGAACCAGCCGTCCATCCAGACAGCGAAGGGCGCACTGATCCAGCGGGCCAGATCGACCGCGACCTGGGGATGGACCCAGGTGCCGCCGCCACCGGCACCGCCTGAGCGGGACTCAACAAGAGCGTGGACGGAAATTCCGGCCACGCTTTCCAGGGCGTCCAGATAGAGCTGGCACCGGTCGGACTCGCGGTAATCCTTCCACCGCTTGCCATTGGCCTTGCACATGGCCGTGGCGTTGACGTAGCAGTCCGTCGTACGCCGCGAGATAGGCGTGCCGTTCCACGAACGACTCTGAAGCGCTTCAATGCTCATGGTTGCTCAGTTGAGGTGAGTGATCCGGAGCCTGGACGCGGTTACGTCGCAGGCTCAACCAATCTAGGGGGCGTCAGCGGATCCGCCGGAACAGGTCAGCGCCGCACGCCGCGCCAGTACTTCTCCTCAGCCTTCTCCTTCCACGCCTCGAGCTGGGCAAGGCGCGCAGAAGCCCGAGCCCGGCGTTTCCGCAGATTCCAGTCGTTGAAGAACTGGGCGTCAGCCACCAACCGCTGAAGCAGCCCATTGGGCAACCGCTCCGCGATCCGGATCAACTGCTGCAGATACCGAGCTCGGGCTTCGCTGGGTGTCAACTCAAGCCGAGATCGACAGCTTCTTTGCCGAAGTCGCGACTGGCTTAACAGAAGCGGGCACCAACTTGATGCAGTCCGCATCGAGCACGATCTCGAGCTCATCCCCCGGTTTCAGACCGAAGTCAGCCGCATAGGTCTTACCCAGAAGGATCACGCCGCTGGCATGCACCGAAGTACGGAATTGCGCTGACTTACCAGGGGTTTTACCCACCGAGATCGGCATGCCCCGGGCCGCCAACAGCGCGTTATAGAACTGCTTCACCAACACCTGCTCACGCCCGGTGCGGGTAGTCCGGACATAGCCAGCTCCCCGAGCGAGCTCCATTTGATTCAAGGTGTCATTGCTCTTACAGAAAGCAACGAGCTCAGCGCCAACCAGCATAGGAATAGAGACGGTCACAACCAGTTTAGGTTGTTTAATAGCAAAGGAAAACGCCGGCTTACTTCGCGTCTGCCCATGTCTTACCCCATGACACCTCAGCAACGATAGGAACCGTCTTACAAACCTCCGCTCCTGCTTGTTCCATCGACTGCTTCAGCAGTTGACCCCACCGTTCCTCCTCCCCTTCTTTTACTTCGAGCACGATCTCGTCATGCACCATGGCGATGAGCTTTGCCTCATCAGCCGGAGCAGCGCAGATCAACCTCCACAAATCAGCAATAGCAAGCTTGGCAATATCGCCTGCAGTGCCCTGCACCTGGGTATTGATCCGCGTGGTGTATTTGTCGTTGAAGCCGACCAAAAACCGCCGACGCCCGAGAGCGGTCTGCACCGCCTTCGTAGTGCTTTTTCCCTCGCTTTGCTGCCACTCGTACAGCGTTGGATACGCTTCGCGGAAGCCCTCCACAATCTCGCGGGCCTCATCCATCTCCATATCCATGCCGTACTGAGCAACGGCTTGTTTCTGCAACGTCGCCGGCCCCGCGCCGTATAGCAGGCCGAAATTGGCCACCTTCGCTGACTGCCTCTGGGCCTTGGTGACCTCCTCGAACGACACCTTCGCAATCAACGCCGCGGTCTCGGTGTGCAAATCACGCCCCGCCTTGTAGGCCGCAATCATCCGCTCCTCCCCCGAGAGCTCCGCCGCAACCCTCAGCTCCACCTGAGAAAAGTCCGCCACCACGAGCACGTTTCCCGGCGCCGCCACGAACTTGCTACGGAAATCCTTACCTCGATTGACCTGCTGCAGGTTCGGCGAGGCCGCACTCAGCCTCCCGGTCTCGGTGCCCATCTGCCGGTAGTTGCAGTGGATCCGCCCATCCGGCCCAATCGACTCCAGCAGCTTCTCGATGTTGGAGACCTTCGTCACTGCGGTCTTCCACGTCATGTACCTATCGATCAGCTCGTAGTCGCTCCGCAAAAACGCGAGCAGGTTCTGGTCCAGGCTCGGGGTGCCCTTTTCATCTGGCGGCAACATGATGCCGGCCTGTTCAAACCGCTCCGCCATCTGCTTCGGCGAGCGTGGGTTGAAACCCTTCAGCTTCTTGGTGCCGAGTCGGATCGAGCCCGTGTCCTTCTCCCGGGTGTTGATGCTGCCGTCATCCTCCCGAGGCAGCCACACATGCGGATTGTTGACGTGCTCCTTGCGGATCTCCTGGTCCAGCGTCTCGAGAAACAGCGTCTTCAGGGCCTCGGACTCCTCGGTGAGCTGGACCTTGAGCTCCTCGGCACCCTCTCGGTCAAACCCAAACCCGTGCCACTGCATCAGCGCAATCGGCCGCAGCACTGACATCTCCAGCTGAAACAGGTCCCAGAGCGTGGTGTTCGTCTTCACCCGCGACCCTTGCAGCGACTCCTTCAACGGCGTCACCAAAAGCGGCAGGCAAATCACATCCCGCGCCGCGTACTCCACCATCTCTGTGCTGATCTCCCCGGCCCAATTTGCCTTCTGCAACTCCTTCGGCAACTCCAGATGCAGGTTGCGCTCAACAATCGAGCCGAGATCGTTCTTGGCTGTCGTGCCGTTGTTCACGAGCTTGGCCGCCACCATCGTGTCGAACACCGGTCCCCCGAGGGCAACGCCCTCTCCCCGGAGAAAGTTCAGATCGAACGCTGCGTTCTGCAGCACTTTGCAGCGACCCCCTTCGAGCAGCGCTTTGAGCTCCCGAAGCCCCGGTGCACCCCAGGGCACGGCGCGCTCTCCAGGGCGACGCCACCCATCGAGATCGACAATCAACGCAAACTCGGGGGTGCCGATCTGAATCAGCCGGACCTGATTCACGCGCGGATCCAGCCCCGTTGTCTCCGTATCTACGCCCAGCGGACCCAGCTGTTCACCGAGCTCGGTAACACGATTGCGGAGCAACGTCCCTTGATGAGGTCCACGAATGAAATCAAAGTCAATCCGCGTCAGCGCACGTTTGGCTTCTTCAACAAGCTGTGACGGCATGATGGAGTAACGGCGTCAGTGAAATGGACAGCCTCTCGCTGAAATTTGCGGAGGAAGCAGCACTCCGCCAAATCGACGAGTGCTCGGATATAGAAGAGCTGAAACACTTATCTCGATCCCTGATGAGAGGGCACTTCAGCGCTAAAGCGTTGATCTGCAATCTCATGCTTCAAGGACTCGAAGACATGACCCGCGACATGCGTCAGCGATAGTCTTTTTGAGGCGAGCTCGGTGAGATGAGCTACGCGGCCACCAGCAGTGAAAGGTGGCTCAGCAAGGCCGGGGGCTGTCGATCCCCTGGCCTTGCCCTGCTCTGGTCAGCCTAGCCGGGATTCCGGATCTGGACAGACGTGGTCAAAAGCCACTGAGGTCGCCCTCGTCGCCCTGCCACTCCTTCAGGACGGGAAGCTCCACGTCATATCCGCAAACCGCGGATCCCGCTCCTCCCACATCTGAATCAGCGGGTGAGCCTCCGTCCACCGGCGCAGCTGCCCCATCGCCCAGTACCGGGCTGTTGGCGTCTTGGCCTCGCGGAACTTCTGCTCCCAAAGGGTCACCTTGTCCCGCACCTTCTTCGAGCTCGGATGCCGTTCTCGGCGTTCCCGAAAGAGTCTCAGGTTGCTCATCGGACCCCTTTATACCGTGTGTGTGAGTGTCTTTTGCCCATTGCTCCTTGAGATCGCTCTCGGGGACTGGGTTTTGACCAATGGACAAAATGTTCTGGTCAGGTCGGTGTCCATTGCTTTCCTGAACTGGTTGACCCTGCTCAGAGCAATGGACATCGTACTCGGGTGAGACCTCCGTGTCCATTGCTTTTTCCTGTTCCTGCAAGGGTTTTCGGTGAGCAATGACCAAAGGACGCTCACTCATGGACAACGCACGCGCGTGCGAGGGGGGAAGTGTGTACGTGTGTACTGGTTTGTCCGCCCCCTCCACCACGCGCTTTTTGCCCGCCACGAGCACGCCATCGTCAACCCATCGATCCAGCCAGCGCTTCACCGTCTTGCTCGAGGGCGGCTTCCGTCCCTGCCCGGTGATCTCCTCCACCAGGCGCTCCCACACCTCTTTGGCGGTCACGCGGTCCTCTCCGTCACCACCTTCACCCCGAGCCTGTCTGACCCGATCCTTCACGATCCGCAGCGCCATGGTGTGCGGCTCCGGATCCCCCTGCCCCTGGTCCTCCCTCCGCTCGGTCGGCGTGTAGTCCCACACCGAGTAGGCGAAGTTCTCATCCCGCTCGACCACCAGCAGATCCCCCTGCCGCCCGAGCCTGGACTTCTTGATCTGGATCATCCGGCAGTTGGCCGGGCTCCGCCGCCGCTCCCTGAGCGCTTCACGCTCATCCTCCGAGAGCGTCCGCAGATGCCACTGCTCATCCACCGCCGCCACGAGGTAGCGGGTGCCCCTGGCCTCCCCGTTGGCGTTGTCGTGGTGAATCCAGACAATCGAGGTGGCCGGGAAGCCCCCGTCCTCCGGATTGCCGTTCTTCTCGGCGTAGTAATAGAAGGGCGAAGCGAACGCCTTGTCCTTCTCCTCCACCTGCATCTTTGTGGAGCAGGAACCAATCGAGTCCACGATCACCAGCGCGGGCCGGTACGCCCGAATCCACTCCGCAAACTCATGCGTGTGGTTGATCTGGAAGCCCCGCTTGACGATGAACCACCGATCGAGTGCGGGATTGATCCCGTTGTCCTCGCAATCCCGCAACAGCTTCGCCGGGTTCTGGTCGTTCTGAATCCAGAGCACCGGGCCCTGCTTGACGGGGAGCTCAATGCCACGGATCCGCATGGTCTCCCCTCGCCCCACGGCCTTCGCCAGGCCCATACAGGCCGACGTCTTCCCGAGACCGCCTGCCGCGTGCAGCATCACCTGCGTGGGCTTCATCAGCAGGTTCGGGATGAGGAACTGCATCCGCTCCACGTTCTGCCACCAATCCTTCTTCTCATTGGTGCGCCGCGAGTCCTCGTAGTAGCGGTACTCATCCATCGCAGCCAGGCACTGCACCCCGGTGAGGCGCCGCCCGGTCTCCGCAGCCAGACCAGCCATCCGCCCCACCCGAATCGCCGGGTTGAGCTCCTCGTCGTGGATCTTGATCAGCGCCTCATGGAACTCCCGCTCCGACATCAAGGTCCGCGGCGCCTCCTTAACCACCTGGGCCCGGGCATCCTCCGGATAGCTGTACCCGAGTGCAGTCGTCAGCTCCGCCACGTAGCTCTCCAACGCCGTCCCCTCCGGATGCGGCGCGTGCATGTCATCCGTGCGGATCTTGTGCAGGAACGTCAGCGGGTTGCCATCAATCCCGCACGACTTGCAGTCCCACTGGCCCGTGGCCTCGTTGACCTGAAAGGTCGTGCCCGACTGCCCCCCATGCCACGGGCACCCACACATCAGCTGAGGGTGCGCACCCCCACGCCGCTTCCACCCGTACTTGTCGAACACCGGGTGCTTGAACACCAGCTCCAGTAATCGCGGCTGCAACTTCGCCTGGATCTCGTCCTTGTAGAACCAGCCGCGGATCTGCCGAGGGGGGAGCAGCGTCTGCCCAAACTCTTCCTCCATGACCTTGGACATCTCCTCGGTCCGGAAAGGCTGCGCCTTCCTGAACGGCCGCAGGGCGTCGTAGATCCAGCCCGGGATCCGCTCGACGCCTTTGCCGTTGTAGTTAAGCCACTGGTAGCGCCCACCATCGGGGTGCGGCGAGCCCGGCAACACGCTCTGACACTTGTTAAAGCGCAGCACCACCTCCTGGTACTCCTCGCCCTCCTTGACCGTCCCCTGCTTGGGCGAACGATCCACATCGCTGTGACCCAGGTGCCATTCCCCATCACTGCGCAGGATCAGCGTGTGGACATGGTCGAGATCGTCGAGCATCCCCCTGGGCACGAGATAAACGATCTGCCGGCGCCCGGGCTTACCGGACGTCCAGGACATCGAGCTCTCTTCCCCCAGCGCCTCATACTCATCGCCGGCAATGGCACGAAAGCGCTCATCCGCCTCCGGCCCATCGATGTCCAAGGCAATGAGCCCCCGAGAGTGCCGTCCAGTCAGCACCCCGATGCCGTTGTAGTCCGAGCGGGCCTTGTAGGTCTCAATGCACTGCTGCCGGCTCAGCGGCTTCGTGCTCCATTCCTCCACATAGGTGGCTTTACCCGCCACTGGCACAAAGGACCACCAATCTGGGTAGCAGTCGTTGCGCAGCAAATCGATGGCACGCGCGTTGCTATCCGGCGCACCATTGCTTGCAGATGGATCGATTGTCATGTACGTTCTGGTCGCGTGAGACTCGCCCGGACCAGGGCATCCCAAAGCCTCTCCCTTCAGTTAGGGAGGGGCTTTTTACTGGTCAACCCGACCCGGGCAAGCCACCGTAACGGCGCAACCAGATTCGGACAAGCCCCAAAAAGGAGCCAAATCAGTAAAGGGTTTGAACGCAGAGGCGAAACCTTTTAGGGTTGAGTCATAAGACGTGGGCATTCAGACCCAAACCTTTCACTCATGACCAAACAGGACACGGTGATCGACCACCGCGCCCAGTTCGAGCGGGGCCTACGCACCTTCTCGCTCCTGTTCACCCGCTGGATGGACACGAACGGCTGGTCGCACCCAACCATGGTTGCCCTGGCCAAAGCCTCCATGGACGGCGTCGGCTGGCTGCACTCCAGCCAAATCAGCGGCCTCCGCCACGCAAAGCTCGAGAGCCCCGGCCCAAGGACGTTCATCGCAATAGAACGTTTGAACTACTACGTCCACCGATATAGCACGACCAAGCGGCTCATACCCGGCACCGACAGCAGCAACCTCTACCAAGAAGCCTTCGCTATCACCGAGTACGGCAAACCCCCGAGCCTGGGCTGGTGGGTCGAAGTCTTCTGCGGCCAACGCGAACCCCAAGACATCGACCTCCGTCAGCTGTTCTTCTCCGAGCGCCAGGCCGACGAAATGTCCAATAGCTGGGGCAGCATGATCCGCAAGCTGTTCCGCGACAAAGATCTCGATCTGATCGTCGAGCTCGACCGCGTCCTACGTGAGCACTACCCGGCCCGCGACGTCAGCCGCCTCGACCGCATTAGGGCCGTCATTCAGGCCCGCGAATCCTGGACCCCCGACGAATTCACCGCCGAACTCCCCGCGATTAGCGCCCTGACCGCGCACCTCGGCGGCCCCGAAACCGAAGACGAGCTCTTGGATCACCTCCGCCAAGGCAAAGCGGCGTAAAAGCATTTACGCGCCACTTGCACCACCAGTAGTGGCAATTACTGCTTGCAGGCACTATTGG